TCATGTTACACAAATGTTTTAGCTTATGGAGTTACTGCCTCAGAAGCTATCACGGTTGGACAACTTTTATGTATGGCTGAAAACAATGAAGTTACACCAGTTTTCCAAGCAAGCGTCGCAGCAATGTCTTACGCAATATGTATTGGTTATGCTCAGAATACAGCAGCAGATAACGACGCAGATGTAAAAGTGAGGTTTGGACCTCTTTAATAAAAAATGGTAGATTATAATATACAACAGGGTGGAATAGACAGAGGGATTAGGTCAGAAGTAATCGATAGTTTGATTAAACAGACAGCTCAAAGAAGTTACAAGTTTAAACAAGCTTGTGCAGAGAGTGCGACTAATTCTTGGGTAAATACTTTTATGAGAGAAGACCCAGCAGTTCTAAGCGAAGTACCTGGTAATGCTACAAAAGGTTTACCAAGAGGTGCAGCATTCCCTCAGAGTGTAGTTAAGTGGGAAGAAGTTAGTGTAAGAATATTCAAGTTTGGTAAGGAAGCAAATATTTTATGGGAAGATATTTTAGCTGGAAACATCGACGTTCAAGCTAGAACAACTCTTAAGATTACTGAGACGGTTGTTAAAGCTGTTGATGATTATATCTTGGATGTTATAACAGAAAGTCAAGCACCAAGTAGAATCCAAAGTTATGCAATTACCTTAGGTAGATATTGGACTGCAACAAGTGCAGCAATTATGGAAGACTTCCTTAATGCCACAAGATTAATTGCAAATGCAAATTATGATACATCTGATTTAATGTGCTTTGTTAGTCCAACTGACAAGGTTAATATCTGTAGTTATCTAGTTGGTAAGGGTTCACAATTCCCTACTGTCGCAGCTGATGTTTTAACAAATGGAGCATTCACCAAGTTAGCAGGAATCGGTACATTTATCGCATCAGTTTCAGTTCCAGCTTCTTATGCAATCGTTCTTAAACCTAGAACCTGTGCAACTTTGAAACAGCTTGTACCACTTCAAAGCACAACTAAAGATGACCCTTACAAATCAAGAATGATAAGAGTTGTTGAAGAGTGTGTAGTTGAATTAACTGATCCCTTAGCTGTCTGCTTAATCAAAGGAACAAAGGCTCCGTAAATATGGAAAGACAAAGCAGGAGTTTTATCTAATGGCTGGTTGGGATTGTAAGGATTCTGAAACTATTGAGTGGGATGGAACTATAAAAGCTAAGACCAAAGTTGTTTCTCCTGAGATTCCTGTAGAAGATATTGATTGTGCTAATAAAAAATATGTCGATGATTCTATCCCAACATCTTTAAATCTTTTTTTAACAGAAGACGCCTCAGACATCGGAACTTATTATGTCATGCAACCTGACCCTACTGGTGCAGCGGAAGAGAACATCGCAACATCTATTCCAGCAAACTCTACAGGAACTTTAATGGCGACTTATGCCTCGCCTAATCTCTGCAGTTGTTTAAGTAGAGTTGTTGTTCTCCCAGCAGGCATTTATGACTTTCATCTTCATGCTGTTTCAAGTGCTTTAAACTCTCTTAAGTTTTATGTGGAAGTTTACAAAAGAGACAGTGGAGCAACTGAGACTTTAATTTTAACAACAGAAGAATCAAATGTTTTAACAACTTCATCAGCGTCTTATGTTGTTCACGGTCATTTATCTTCTGGTGTAGATTGGACAGCTACAGATAGAATGATTGTTAAATTATACGGCACAAATTCCTCGGCCGCTTCAAGGACTTTAACTATTTACACAGAAGGCACAACAAACAGCCGTCTATCTTTACCAGCAATTAGGCCAGCTTCCTCTTCGACAATTCCAGCAGGTGCAGGAATGGAATTTTATGGAACAACACTTCCGAGTGGTTGGTTATGGCAAGATGGAACTTCTTATTTAAGAGCTGACTATCCAGCCCTTTTCGCAGCAATAAGTACAACTTGGGGTTCAGTAGATGGAACTCATTTCAATGTCCCAGATAGAAGAGGTATTTGTTCTGTTGGTGCTGGAACATCAGGAAAACTATCAGATGCAAATGGGACAGCGTTTACTGAAACTCTTGGAACTTATAGCAACGACCAAATGCAAGGACATAAACATCAACTACAATCGCTTGATGGAGTAGCAACGATAACAGCTGGTGGATATTTAGCAGGTTATAATACAGGAGGCTCAGGCGCTCAGTTAGGTTCACGAAATGGTTCAAGCTTTTTACCAATTACAGATGGAACAAACGGAACGCCAAGATATGGAAGTGCAACTAAACCGCCACGCGTAGCGGTAAATTGGATTATCAAATACTAATGGAACATATAAAAATAAATGGCAAAGTGTTTAGAAGAATTGAAAATGAAATAAACGTCGAACTAAGATTGAGAGATATAGCGACGGAGATTTCAGTTCTTGAAGAAGAAAGACAATCTTTGTTATCACTAAAATAGAAAAGAAAAGTATTTAAATGGTGTGTGCGTGTGTGTGTTATGAAAGACATGAGAATAACATTCACCGACGCTGAACATCGAAGATTAGTCAAAGCTCGAACATTACTTTATCCCACTGGTATTTCTTGGCATGATTTCATCTTAAGAAAATGCACAATAGTTGAGGTCAAAAAGAAATGACAGAACTTAAAACTTTAAAAGATTTGATTGTAATACAATGTAGAAGAACAAGCCAAACTAACATTAGTTTTTTTCTTAATGATTTAAAAGCCGAAGCTGTGAAATGGATTAAGATGTTAAGAAGTAAAGAAGAACCTAAATTTTGGGGTGGAAAATGTTATATGGGGGGGATAAATTATTCTGAATTAAAGTTTTGGATTGAACATTTCTTCAATCTTTCCGAGGAGGATTTAAAATGAAATACTATGATTGGGAATTTAGGAGAAATATGACTTTATTATTTTTAGGTGTAGACTTATTTGTCCTATTTTTATCTGTATTAATATTATGGAGTGGTTTAAAATGAACAACGAAGAAATAATTGAAAAGGTTAAACAAGAAATGAAATGTGAGTTTAATGATAAAACAATATTGGCAATTCAAAAAGCGTTATCTCTTCAAAGGCAGGAAAACAAAGATCTAGTTTTAGATATTGTATGTGCAAAAATGAGAATGGATTTTAATTTGAGACTTGAATCTTTGCAGGAGAAGATTAAAATGGAATTATGCTTAGATAATAATGAAGAATGTTTAATCAATTTATGTGAGACTCAGAAAAGAAGTAAAGATAAAAAGATTTGTAATAATTGTGAGAAAATAAATAAAATATTTCAGAAAGAAGCAAATAATAGTCAGCAGTATAAAGACAACATTTCGATTAACAAGTCTTTTGCGAAAAAAAATGTTTCTGCTGACACTGAGCCAGAAGTCTCTTATGCTCGGATTGGTGTTAAACCAGTTACTCGCGTTCGGATGGATGGCTCTTTAAATTCAAAATATAAAACTTATACAGACCCAAGATTTGAAGAAGAAGGAGAGTGGAAATGAATATTCAAAAACTTAAAGAAGAATTGATTTATCTTACTGGTGTTATCAATGGTGCAGGAGTTGAACTTCCTTCTCCTGAATTATTTTCCGAAATTAATGAAATTTTGAAAGGAGGTGTAAAAGATGAAACTAGAAAAGATTGAGAAAAAAACAAGTCCAAAAGGAACTAACTATAATCAGCTTACAATAGATGGAAAGAAATATAACTGGTTTGGAGAGATTGACTTTTCTGAAGGTAATGAGGTTGAATGTAAGTTCAAAACAGAAGGAGAGTATACAAACCTTACAGCTATACAGAAAGTCGAAAATAAGCCTGTTTCTGCTCAAAATTCAAGTGGTCCAAGTGTGAGCTTAGTAAGAACTGAAAACGCTGATTCTATAGAAATTGGAACTCCTGGAAAAGGTGGAGTTGTCAAGGTTTATGGAGATTTTAATGATTTAGAAGAGTTTAGGCATAAGCTTGAAAATGCTAAGACATTAAGGCAGTTTGCTAATGATTGCTTATTTCCTATTGAATTACATTAAAAACTAAATTCTTTATAGCTTATTTTTTTATTTTCTTCTTTATCCTTTGAAGCTATAAGAATTTTAGAAAATATTTTATTCTTGATTAACCATTTACATTTCTCTTTTTCTATTTTATCAAGATAACCATTTGATTTAGCTTCTACTCCAATAATTTCAAATACTAAACTAGTCTCTAGGTCTTCAGTATTTTCATTAAGAAAAAATCTATTTCCACTTTTTCTAAAACAAATAAAATCAGGAAAACCACAAGTTCGCATATTGAAGCGATTTGATTTAGCAGGAACTAAACGCCCAGAGGGGGAATTAAACCCCTCTGTCCGGTCCTGAGAATTATTTAAGTTCTCATTCCGTTCCGGGCATATTTCAACTTGATTAGCCCACTTAGAAACTATCCAACCTTGAGATTCTAAATCTAAACGAACAGCTTTCTCGAAGTTAGCACCATCTCTTCTATTCTTTTTACCTTGTGCTTTTTTATCTAACATATTGAAATTCTCCTGATAGCTTCTTTTAAACATTTATTGCAGATCCATTGATCATAATTAGCTAACCAAGTTAAAGCCGTAGGGTCACAATAGTCAAGAGCGTGTCCTTCATTTCCATCAGATAATGCTTCCTTCTCAGCTTCTCTCATATCATTTCCAGTCTCAAAGTTTGGCTTACCATCCTTAAGATGTTCCCATCCACAATAAGCACATTTAATACGAGTTTCATTTGCAGGGAGTTTTAATTTATCTTTGATTGCCTTTGAAGTTAAATCAGAAATATTAAAACCTTTTTCTTTAGCCATTTCTACTATTGTGTGATCTACTGAAATATTGATGTGTTGATTAACCATATAAGTATACGTATTAATAAGTATATAAATCTTTGTGTAAGTATGTTTTAAGAAAGAAAGAACCAAAGAAAGAATACTATACGTATATACGTATTAACTTATAATATACTCCCAATTAATTAATTTCTCATTATTTGTCACGTCACTACAACTCGATCTTACCCTTTTCAATAACTATCGCTTTATAATTATCTCTATTCACTTGAGAGAGATTACACATTTACTTAAACTCATTCACTTTACTTATCTTGTCTGTTTGGTAAGGTTAGTTAAGGGGAAACGTTTTCAAACTAACTCGACATTTTCTCTTCCCCTTAACTGACTTTCTCTATGATCCATCAGGTTTTCCTATGTTTCTTTATAACTACATCCAATCGAACTGGACGGAAAGGTTTAATAAGTTCATTTACTTTAACTCGCTATCGCGAGTTTTACCACTTCTTATAAACTTTCCTCCTATTTCTCAGGGTATTTATAAAGAAACAATGCAAACTTTCTTTAACTCTCCACTGGAAACGTAGGTCAATCCTTCCTAACCCCCACTTCCTATGGACAAAGGGGCATATTTGCCCTCTTTAAGCCCTATTGGGCAACCACCACTTTCCCAACTACTCTGTTAACTTGAATACTAAGGGAGCCCTAAGTATACAACCTCACACATTCCCTTTATAAGCCTTGTGATTTAAAACTTTGCGACGATTGAACGGTTCTTTTTTTCACGCTGGGTGCGAGCCCCTTTTGGCTGGCGAGCCCTGGACCCCACCCTCGTCCAACAAAACCAAAAAATATAAAAATTATAAAAATTATAAAATATAATGTCAAAGAAGAGGATACAGTGAAACTTAACTTAGACCCTTGGCAAATAGAATTCTTAGGAACTGTTGGAGATAAAATGCTTTGTTCAGGAAGACAAGTAGGAAAATCAGAAGTATGCGCACAAGACTGTGTAGAATGGTCAATGCACACAACAAAAAAAGGAATCATCTTAATGACAGCACCACAGGAATTTCAGGCAGAAACACTTTTCAATAAAACACTACAATATCTTTTGGATAACTACAAGACAGCAATTAAGCCAGGAAAGAACAATGTAACTAAATCTAAGATTGTCTTGAAGAAAGGAATAACTATACTCTGCAAGACAATGGGAACAACTGGCTTAGGATTGAGAAGCATGACTGTGATAAGAAAATATATTGATGAATGTTCTCAGGCGCCAGAAAGCGCATTTGAAGCTATAGACCCTCAGGATTTAACAACAGCAGGAGATACAATTTACTTATCAACACCTTTTGGCATGCAGGGTAGGTTTTATGAAGCTTGGATAAATAAGAATGGAGCTTATAACTCTTTCAAAAGATTTAGCATTGATTCCGAGACCTGCATCAGAGACCGAAAGATTTGTGAGACTTGGACGATTGAGCAGAGAACAAAAGGTTTAGAGAAGATTGAACAGGCTAGACAGAGATTGACACATCGCCAGTTCATGCAGGAATATATGGGGCAGTTCATAGAGGACTTAATGCAATGGTTCCCTGACCAACTAATTAAAGACCAGCAGAAACTCACACGACCAGAAAGACCAAGCATTCACGCTAAATATTATCTCGGTGTTGATGTCGGAGGTAGAGGTGGCTCAGAATCTACCTTCCAAATTATCCAAAAGATTTCAGACACTAAGTTTATCCAAGTGGAGAGTTTAGCCACCAACTATGAAATGCTGACAATGACAGAGCGACAGATTCTTCACCTTGATGCTATATGGAACTTTAAAAGAATCCTTATAGACGATGGTGGTTTGGGAGCAGGTGTCTATGATCACCTCTTAGAAAATAAGCAAGTGAAGAACAAGATTGAAGCTATAAACAACTCGAAAAGAAATCTCACACCAAACACAGCGGAGAAAGAAAGGAAAACATCTTTAATGAAAAATGACCTTTATGATAATGCTCTCTGCATAATGGAAAGAGGTGAAATAGAACTTCTTGACGACCCTAACATTTTCCAATCTCTAAAGTCAGTTCAGTTCGAGATTACAGAAAATAAAGAATTACAGATTTTCGGAAATTATACACATATCTGTGAAGGTTTGATTCGTGCCTTGTGGGGAGCTGTAAAGGATAAATCTTTAAATCTTTGGTAACTTAAAAAGTGATGATATTTGAATGGCCATTAAAATCTGCATTAGTTATCTTAGCAATGACTATAGATAATTATTTCTGGATAACTGATTCTCCTGAATGGAAATCAATAAGTGGAAACTTTAAATTGCTCAAAATAAAATCTTTCAATCTTACAATTCCAATAAACAAAGAAGGATTAAAATATGTCTTTTTCAAAAGATGCATTCCAGTTTGGACTTCTTGGAGAGATTTAATTCCAGCAACAATAACAGGAGGTTTGCTTTCTTTAATAACTTAATATGTCTTGGGAATTATGCACCAGTTACGCAATTATTCAGACAGCAGGAGCTAACGTGAGTTCTATTGCGTCGACAAGTGGTGCAATAATGGAATTATTTTACAACAAAGCAGAAGGTTACGTTAACACAGCGACGAGATTTAACTGGGCTGGAAACCTTGCAAATTTAGCTCAATATTCTTATGCGATTAATTGCGTTGCTGACGCTGTTTCGAGTATCGGTGCAGTTAATTTAATTCAATACGATACCGACGGAATAGGTTTAGCTGTTGCACAAGATAGAACTAATGTTTTATACGACAGAGCTTACAAGTGCATAGGAATTTTACAAAAAATAAAATCTCCTGAGGTGAGTATACCAGATGCCCCTTAGTTCGCAGATTCAAAAAGTAATTCCTGGCGGAGCTGGAACTATGCTAAATTATAATTATGTAGATATTGCAGCAGGTACAGGTTATGTAGAATATTATCTCGGTGGGATTTATAACAATGGAGTTTCTGGGGGAATTTTAACTGACCAAGCTTTCTATGCTGAGCCAATAACTTTTTTTAGATGGGGAACTTTATCAGGTGCAATAGGAGGAGTTGTTCAATTCAAAAAAGTTGTAGATAAAGATTTCGATGTAGAATTTAAAAAATCTCAAACTCTCCGTGGAGATGCAATAATAAATATTCCTGCTGGAATTAAAAATAAAGAAAATACGTATACATCAAATTCTTTTGTGAATGTAAGAATTAGAAAAGTTGTTAATGGTGTAGAGTCAGAAATAGCCAGTTCCTCAGGTGCTATACTGACAGGTCCTGCATTAGTAAACACTTATGTTTATGCTGAACATTGTATAAAATGTGCAATTCCACAAACTAGAATATCTCAAGGAGAAAAATTAAGAGTAACAACTGAACTATGGGCTGGTGGAGCAAACGCAGACCCAGAAAGAACGATGATTTGTTTTATTGGAGCTGACCCTAAGAATAGAGCTACACTTACAGGAGATGAAATAACTTTCGGAACTGAGCCATCAATAGCAACAATTAAAATCCCTTTTAAACTAGACATATAATGAATCAAAACTTAGCAAACGCCACATCGTCGGATTATACGAACTATCAACCTGAATTAACAATAGGAGTAATGAACACAGATGGTCCAACAGGACAAAAAGAATTCGAATGGACTAATGTAAACTGGTCTAAATATTGGGGATTCTTCAATACGAATCCTGAGTTAAAATCTGCACTTATTCTAAAATCAATTTGGAATGTTGGTAAAGGATATACTGCTGACCCTGAAACAACCGTAATTCTCGACCACATTTCAGGTAGAGGTAAAGTTTCTTTCAGAGATATTCTTTTCAACATGGATTTAATGAAAAATCTGACAGGCGATTCTTATGCTGAGATAATTAGAGACGAAGATACTGGAACTTTACTTAACCTTAAACCTCTCGACGGTAACACTATAAAACACATAGCAAATGACCAAGGAATTATAATTCGTTATGAACAAACAACTAAGATTTCAGAAAAAGAAAAAGTGAAGATAACTTTTGAGCCAGAGCAGATTCTACACTTTTCAAACAATACACTAGCAGATCAGATTCACGGAATTTCTGACATCGTAGCTTTAGAAAAAACTATATTGTCGGAAGAAGAGAACTTCCAGGACATAAAAAAGCTTATGCACCATCAAGCAGTTCCTATGATTTTATGGAAATTAAAAACAGATGATAAAGTCAAGATTGACGCTTTTGTAGGAAAGATAAACAATGCTAAAAAATACGGAGAGGATATTTTTATTCCTGATGATGAGAATCTTTTAACTTGGGAAGTTGTGCAGTTGTCAATACCTCAGGCTATCTTTGAATGGAGAAATGATATTCGTAACAAGTTCTATCGTGCTATTGGAATACCTCAAATTGTGCCTGGAGCGGGTGGAAATTCAACGGAAAGTGAGAGTAAGGTCATTTACTTAGCCTTTGAGCAAATAGTCGAACATTATCAGAGTTACATAGAAGAACAAATTTGGAATCAATTAGGCTTAAGAATTAATTTAATACCACCTGCCAGTTTAGCAAATGACTTACAAACAGACCAAGCTAAAGACGGACCAATGAGTATGCAACAAAGCGAAATGAAACCGGGGGTGAATGAATAATGGTTTTAGGTGGAGCTTTCCCTTTGGCAAATAGTAAAAAAATGAAAAAG